TTTGCGCCGGCGTGCATGACGGCAGAAGACCTGCCACCCAACGACGAGAAGCCACCCGACATCACCGAAGAACAATGGGGTTTGATTGACTTCCTGGCCACCCCGCCAGACCTTCGTGACCTCCACTGGGAGCCATCCATGGAGCGCAAGCGCTGCCAGACAATGGCCGAATACCTCAAGCAACACGGCATCTCGAGCTCAGCTCCAGCCAAATGGATGAGCCGCTCGCCTTGGTTCCGTCACTATCTCCAGATTGTGAAAGATCAGCGGCAAACCCATGACCACATGGTCATGCAGATGACCGAGGCCATGTACATCAAGGGAATGTCTGGCGACCAACGCTCACAAGGCGCCTACATGAACTACATGAAGGACCAGTCGCCCCCAGAATCAAGCCAACCAGCCCCTGCTGGCGACGTCGCACCATCAGAAATGACCGATGAAGCCCTCAACGCACTGCTGGATGGCCCAGAGGTGTAGACTGAATACCACTGATGCATTGGCGTTGGGGAGGGTGGTTTGGACACACCCTCCCCCAGCCAGCCAGGCGAGTGGGCGGTGAATTAGGGTGATACGATCGCATCTATCTTGCGGTGAACGGGGGTTTCGGTCCCCATACGCACGAGTGCATCCGGACTGTCTAAGGGCTAGGTCGCATCCATTTTAACAACATTCACCAATAGGTTTGAGGCCCCGAGAGAGCTACTTGCAAGAGTGGCTCTCGGGGCCTCGGTCTTTTTCGACTGCCTACGCCTAATTTGCCACCCAAACCAACCTTGGATAAACCTTTAGCCAGAGGCAGATTGATCTCTTAGATAGAACCCCTTCCTCTACCTGGAGATCCCCATGAGTACATCTGGCGTCGTATGCACGCTCAACGCCGTGGGAAATTGCGCTCACGACTACACCGCCCTCCCTGGCGACGAGCTCAAGTTCGAGCTCTTCCTTCAGAACAACGGCCAAGAGCCCGTTGAATACTCCGGAGTAGTCAAGCCACCCATCGCACTGCCCGCTTCAGCAGTTGGCGAACCTGCCTACGTTCCCTTCGGTGATGCCACTGGAACCCTCGAAGACTGCATCGTCCTCGAATGCGGAGCCTGCATGTCGGTCTGCTGGGAAGTCACCCTCCCCGAAGACGCCTACTGCAAGGCAGTCACACTTGGCATTGATCTGACCCGCAAAACCGACGAAGTTGAAACAATCGTCAAGAAGAACCTCAAGACCGGCACCGCCCAGGTCGAAGTTCCAGTCAAGCCAGAAGTCAAGCAACTGGTCAGCCAGACCATCGCAGTTGGCGTCCAGGTCGAAGACCTCAAGAGCTGCCCAAACACCAACGGCTACCGCTCAAACGACGGAACCGCCATCACGCAGTGGATGTCAGCCGGCTGGGACGACACCTTGGCAGCATGCTTCGCAGACGCCTGTGACTCCGGTTTGAGCTTCATGGATGTCCTCTGCATCAAGATTGCAGGAGTCGACGTCGAAGTCCTCCTCGACAAGAACGCAATTGCCGAAGGCATTCAGGGAGTCGACCTCGACGGTGACGGCAAGATCGGCGCACTCAACAGCGGCAGCGCCAGCGGTGGCAAGCGTGAAGCTGAGCAACTTGCAGACGACAAGACCGGCGATGAGCTTCAAGACATGGCCCGTGCCCTTGGCCTGCCGACGTCGGGCACCAAGCTCGAGATCGCCCAACGAATTGTAGAAGCCAATTGATGGCCAAGTCTCGTGAGGAAATCTACGAGTGCATTGCTGCGCTAATTGCTGACGGCTGCACTGCCGAAGAGGTGGCAGCTGCAATGGACTCCGACACTGTTGGTGATCCCGGCATCGCCGGCGACGGCTTGGTGGACTTCAATGGCGACCCAATTCCGCCAGGATCTCAGATCATCACTTTCACCAACCCAGCAACTGGCGATAGTGAGGTCGTGTGCCTCCCGTCGAAGATTGCTGACACGTTTGGCGTCAACAGCCTCTCGGCTGGTGGTGAAGTCGATGTTCTCGGTAACACGCTGCCCACTGGTGTACCAATCAACACCGACGCCAACGGCGACATCATCTGCGCCGTAAACGCCCGCCCGGTCCCATCCGATGCCGTAGACCCAGATACGTGCTCGCCGATCACAGCTTCGAGCCCGAAGTTCTTCGAGACGATGTCCACGGAATGCGGATACGAGTTCGAGTCCCCATCCGGATCTACGGTGTGGGCGAAAGTGTCCGGCCCGCACGGCTTCTATCGCTCTCGGGCGCAGGCTGGAGGCGCAGATGCTTTCCTGGACACAACTCCCCGAGGCGACGCAATAACGGCTGAAGCAACAATCACGCTCCCAAACCCGACATGCGACAACATGCGAGCGGTTCTCATCGACTTCATCCATTCCGATGTGGTGATCAAAGTCGGTGACGAAGTTGGTCTTGCGGGTGTCAATATGGAGCACAATATCAATGGCGCTGGCTGGATGTCTGTTGCACATGCTGTTGCTGGGTCTAAGTTTGTAGGCCCACCTAACAGGCTCCGAGTGGACAACTGGCAGTCAAACGCTGTTGTGTTCACAAACCCGCCTGGCGGTTCCACGATCCTAATTCGTGGCGTGATGGCAAACAGCAGTTACGGGGGGTCCGGCGGCTCGCTTGTAAACAATCCCGGCGTATCCGCCGTGGCCTTTGGAGGCTTCGAATGTTAGACGCAATCACAGAAGACGATGTAATATACCTGATTCCCGATGGAGGGGGATGGGCGATTCAAGGCAGGAACGCCCCAGCACCTAAGTGCGCTGAGATCATCACGATAGATCAGCTAGAGAAGCTGTTGGCCGATGCCGAGAGTGAACGTGAAGCCTTGCTGGCCGAGATTGAGAAAAAGCGGATCAAGGAGCGAGATGCTGAACGTAAGGCGCTTGCAAAAAGCCTCCAAGATGGCGACTTTTCCACACTGACAGAACTATTGCTCAAGTAGTGAAGATCGACTGGCATGAGACTGTGATGATGTCCGACAAACCGAAAGCTATTGCTGATCATGGCTAATCCGTCAGCAGTTATCCATCAACCCACCTTGGACGAATCATGACCACCACTATTCTCGGCACAACCCAATCCGACGGCATCAGCGGAACCAGCCAGCAAATAAAGCACGCAGTCACTGGTGCCACTCCTGCTGTGATTTCCGCTATCAATGAGTGTTACGCAACACTTCAAACTGTGCCAGATTCAGCCCTTGTCATCACTGGCGATGACGGCAACCACATCACCATTACTGGCACGTGGACATCAGGCCAGACGGGCCCAGTTGCCAATGGAGCCACATACGCAGTGCAGGGCACGGCTTACGCCGGCTCTGATCCAGAGATCCTTGCTTCGATCGCAGGGGATGGGGCAATTGGTCCCGACTCTGGCCCCAACTTCACCTATTCCCATATTGCCCCGGAGGCATCAACCATGACAATCAAGGAAGATCTCGTTGCAGAAGGCATCTGCACTGAAGAAGACATTGCCAACGCTGAAGCGGCCGTTGCCTGCTTCGACACCCTCTTCGGTGAAGACCAGGGACTCGATGAGGCTCTGCTTTGCGCCCTCCTTGACTCCAAGGTCAAGGAAGCTCTCATGTTCTGTCTTACCCAGAACCTCGAGGTTTGCTTCAACCTGGATAAGTCACAGCTTGCCGAGGCAATCCAGAATGTCGACGTGAACGAGGACGGCGAGATCGCAAAGATCACCGGCACTATCACCGTCGCAGCTGAATCAACAAAGGGCTGATCTAGGTGGCCCTAACCGAAGCTCAGCGTGATGCGATAATTGAGTGCCTTGACGAGCTGCTGGTTAACTACCGAGCGGACTTGGATGGCTGCTCTATCGCAGACCTGTTCGCAGCGAAAGTCGAGAAGTGCAACACCGCACACCAGACTCGTCGACTCGGTTTTGGTGGCCAGATCTTCTACAGCGGGCCTTCATTCAATCAAGTGCTGGGTTGGTCTGCGGTCCCCGCAACCATCCCGGCACCATGCGACGGCTTTGCCTCTATCCACGGAAGCCTCCCATGGATCCGGACCCTGGTTCGGGATTCCTTTTTGCAGGCTTACGTGGACTTCCGAATGACCGTCAACGGCAACCCTGTCGGAACCCAATTCACCGCCAATACTTTGGTGGAGGAGAATGAACGGGATGCCACGCCTGACAACGCCTTGCATTACGACATGCACAATTCAGCTTTCGACGGCTGCGTTCCAGTTTTGGAAGGCGACATCGTTGGCTACGAGTGGCGCATACGTGGCCGTCAGATCCAGATCAATGGGACATCGCCATACACTCGGCTGATGGTCTACCGCAGGAACCTGAATGTCTCATTTACTCCAGAAGAGATTGTTACAGAGGTGACCCATGCTTAGGGAGATCGTCATCACCAGGGAGGGAGTGAGCAACGTCAGGTTCCTTCAGGCAGACGAGGCGCTGCCCAAAGGAGCCATGTTCCTAAATGACTTCATCAAGGAACTAGAGTCTGACGAGGACCTTCTTGGTGTAGTGCCAGAAGGCGAAAGCCGCCTCAGCGAAGAACCGGCTAAAACCAAGAAGACCCCGCCTGGCCAGGAGAAGAAGAAGGACAAGTAGTGGCCTCATTCGAGCCAGCACAAACATGCGAGGAGCTCCAGGCTGAAGAGGCTGAAGAGCTTTGTCGCATCTATGACTGCATGGTCAGTGTTATCCAAGATGGACCCCGCTGCGGGGAAGTGGAGATCGAGGGTTACTGCCAGACGATGCTCCAAGCATTCTTTGGCATGAACTCAGCCAACTCGGCTTGGCGAGCCAAGGAGGCATGGGACTACCTACTCAAGAAGCCCATCCCTCTCAGCAATGGTCGCTGTGTCATCTGCGTGGTCAAGGAGTACGACAAGAACGGCACCCCTTGCAAGATTGTCTACACGACCCTGTGCGCTGATGACGACGACGAGTGCCCCAATCGCTACTGCGGCTGGGACTACGTTGCTCTCGCTAAGGCCACCTCGGAAATGTGGTCCTGGTTCTACAGCTCCGGCTTCCTTGAAGCGGGCAACCCTGTCTCTGAAACGGGTGAACCGCTGGTTTGCCCAATGCTGGCAACTGCCGGCACAAAGCGAATTGAAATTGGATCTGGTGCAGCAGCAATGTGGCACCCGCTCTTTGAGTCCCTACCGCTCGAAGATCAAGCCAAGCTTGACAAGTGCGGTCCATGCTATGACCCCACCTTTGTTCCAGATGGCTGGGATTCCCAAGTAGATGAAGATGGCAGCGTCACCTTTTACGGCTCACAGCCGGTCTACGAGTGGAAAGAAACGTACGTCTACGTTGACTCCGTAGCCACCCTCAAGGGTGAAGATTGCCCACCCATCTGCGCCGGCCAGACCATCGTCATTGATGGCTGCACGTACCCGGCATACAAGAAGGAGGACGGCACCGTGGCCGTTGACCTAACTGGCACCCCCAGTCCGCTGATTCAATTCGGTCCATTGATGCAGGTTGTTGGGTCTGATCCAGCCATCTGTATTGAGCCGATCTTCGTGGTTGACGAGACTGGATGCAGGGTCAGCTGCAAGTACTACATCCAGGGAACCAAGACGGAGTGGGATGGTGATCCCGACACCGAGCTTGAACCCAAGCAACCGGCTGTTACTGAATCGCCGGTTGACGAATTTGTCAAGGTGCCCACAAAGCTAAATGGCGACTTCAAGTCCGAGGGCCCCCTCGACTTCCCCGTCACCTTTGGCTTGCAGGAGTTCCAGAACCTGGCGTCACTCACCGAAGCAGTGGCCGACAACTGGCAGTGCCCAGGCGTTGCGTTTGATGCTGAAACATGCGAGTGGTGCTTCCCGGCTGACTGTGAAACGATCCCAGACTTCGTGGCACTCGAGGGCCCATCAGGCGACGTTGGCTTCAATGCCACTTCACTCGAGTGTGAGGCCAGCTACAGCTTCGTAGCCAACGATCACAACTGTGGGCCCGAGCCAGACAATGGCCCCGCCCTACCTGGCTGTGGAGACCCACTCACCGATGACGGCAGCTGTGGTGATGACAATGGCCTGGCAAACAACGCCCACCGCTTCATGATTGAGACGACACCCCTGCCAGGTGGCAACTACGAAATCTGCTTCGACTTCTCTCAGACCGCAAGCGTCAATGGTACGAGCTTCGCTCTGTACGATTCTGCTGGCAACTACGTTCCAACCTCATCGGCCACCTATGGTGCCAATCCACCAATCCTGAATGGCATCAATGACGACGGCACTGCCGTCCTTGGTGGACCACACCCCTGTGGGGATACTCGCAACTGGTGGGGCACACCCACCAACATGCCCACCGCTTACACAACGCAAATCTGCTACACCTACAACACACTGCCAGCCGACACCTACACAGTGGTTCTTAGCGGCATCCAGAAAACCAAAAACGGCGACGAATGCGTCTCCAACCTCTCTATCAAGGAAGTCTGAAAATGGAACCCATTCGAGTACCTGGATTTGAAGTAATCGATTGGCCACCAGGGACCACCGTCCCAGCCCCTGGCTTCGACAACGGCGACGGTACAGCCACTGTGCCCGTGAGCCTTTCCGTTGGAACCAAGGAGGGTGAGGAAGGTCTTTCCATCCTTGGCTCTGAGCGTGAAATTGAACCGAAATCGGCATGACTATTGCCATTGGCGTGATCAGTATCTGCGCCTTTGGTCTCGGATTCCTGAAAGTACTCCACGCAATAAGTGCTGGGTTTTCTAAGATCCAGCATGGCCAACATGAACTCAAGGAAGATTTCAATGAGTTGAAGACTGAGATGCGTGAAGCTAAGTCTGATCTGAATGAGATGAAGATTGATATTGCTTGGGTTCAAGCCTCAACCAAAACACCACCTAGGCAGAAGTCATGAACAGTCGAGAGCAATTTGCAGTCATCCTTACCGATCTACTGACGCTCGTTTGGGTGGGCTGGCAGACCGGGCAATGGGACGTTGCGATCGTCGGCCTCATTGTGCAGGCAGTAGGGTTTGTGGCATACCAGATTTTCCCAGAGAAGAGAGACGACAATGAGCCAACTAATCCTGTTGGAGCTAGCGGATGATGGGTCGGTAAACCACCGCCCCTACGACCCAAACTCCACACCACCAGAGCAAGAATCGACACCAACCACGACGGGTGATTCTGACGACATCCTGCTCGCACGCATGCGTTCTCGTGGCTTGAAGATGGCGGTAGTCAATGACTCCAACATGTCGAGAAACGAGGTCCTCAAATGGATCTCAGTTCACCAGGAGATCATCGACAAGTTCTTCTGCATCGACTGGATTCACGTCGAACTTCGTTTGGCAGACAGCATCGATGACGTCGACTTCACGATCGAGACGCCCCACTTCCTCACAAACGGCATAGACGTTGCCGGTGCAGCCGGCTACCACTCGATCACCGTTCGAGCTGGTGGAGACATCGATGGCTATGCGGTCACCGACGTCGACTCAAACAACGCCGACGAGACGTTCGGTCACGAGGTCTTTGAGTGGGCAGCAAACTTCATTACTGCTGCACTCATGCAGTACTGGGGTGACGCCAACCGACAGATCATGGGTGAGGTGTGCGACCCAACCACAGGAACCCCCCACCTCTACAAAGGCGTGAACGTCGCTTCATGGGTCACCAAGCACTATCTCCAGGGTGACAACAAGGAGCGAGAGAACATCTACGACTCTGGCTACTGGTTCAACGAGCTCCCTCGAGTGAGTGGCCCCAAGAAGCGAACCCCTCGGGGCTTCCAGATCTTCTTCAATATCGCCACTCGTCAGATCGAATACGAGTTCGGCATGATTGACCCGTCGGTGCCTTGGCAAATGCAGGGAGAGGTGAAGCCCGCCACCTCTGCCCCCTACGACCCACGCATGCCAGAGCACGTTCAACGACGCTGCGCCCGCTTCTACCGCAACCAGCAGATTCTTGGTGTGGTCTAAATGACCGTCCTTCTGGACCCTGGCGGCATGGATCTGGTCATGCAGGACCGTGGTGACTGGGGGGCTGATCCAGCCCGCTACTGTCCGGTCAGCAACAACATCAAGAGACGGTTGATTGTCCACCATTCAGCCGGGTATCGACCAAGGAGTTCGACGGAAGAGAAGGTCACCCTTCGCAACATCCAAGACTTTCACTTTGGTCGTGGATGGTCCGACATTGCCTACAACTTCGGAGCACATCGCTACCTCGGCTTAACTCAGCTGCGTGGCTTCTTCTGCTTGAATGGGGCCAACACGCCAGCCAACGATTCAACCTTCTCAATAGTCCTTCTTGGCCACATGTCTCTCAACCAGATCACCGACGAAGAGAAGAATGTCATCCTCGATCTGGCCGACTACTTGAACATCGCACCTGAAGCTTGCCCAGGTGGATGTGCGATTGGGGCACACCAGGACATATCGGCAACAGCCTGCCCTGGCGACTCCACGATGGAGTGGCTCAACGCCGGCCACCCACGGCCCAAGGCCTGTGTTTGCTGAGATGGATCGTGAGGAGCTCGAGCAAGAGAGGGAATGGCGACGATGTAGTGAGAACTCCTTTGAGGGGTACCAGTACTTTGTCGAGAACTACTGGCACATCAAGGTGCCAGGTGGATCTCCTTTGCTCATCCTTCGTGAGCCTCAAGTTGTTGCCGCCAGGGTGTGGTTCGAGGAGCGTCACAGCATCTCGCTGAAGGCTCGCCAGATTGGCTGGTCAACTCTCTGCTCATCGTTTGCATTCTGGGAGACATTCTTCTTTCCCGATCGAGACGAGATCTTCTTGTCACGAAACGAGCGTGAAGCCAAGAAGCTCAAGAAGAAGGTGGACTACGGCTACACCCGACTACCCGAGTACATGATTGAGCGTGGGCCCAGGGTCCTGTCAACGAACCTATTGGCTGTCGAGTTTGACAATGGCTCCAGCATGGAAGCAATGCCTTCGAGAGAGAACGCCGCCCGTGGTTCCACTGGCTATCGCATCTGGGTTGACGAGTGGGCATTCCTTCAAGATCCCGAAGAGGCTTGGGCTTCAATCAAGCCTGCCGCCGACATCGGCGGTCGCATCACCGGGATCAGTACTGCCAACGGTTTCGGTAACTGGTTCCACCTGTTCTATCTCGACGCCAAGAATGGCGTGAACGACTTCAAGGCCCTGTTCTTCCCCTGGAACTCAGTACCCGGTCGTGATGCTGCATGGTTTGAGCGTGAGTCTCGAGGCATGACGCCGGCCATGAGGGCCCAGGAGTACCCGGTCAACGACGAGGAATGCTTCGTCCAATCTGGTAATCCGGCATTCAACACTGACATGCTCAAGGATGTCTGTGATATCAAGGACCCAATAGCGATCGGCCAGATGGCCCTACATGAAGGAAGACATGTCTTCATCAAAGATTCCGGAGGAGACCTATCCATATGGTCTATGCCCACTCCTGGCCAAAAGTACGCCATCGGTGGCGACGTGGCCCTCGGAGTCGAGGGTGGCGACAATTCGACGGCGCACGTCATCGAGGCTCGCACAGGTCGTGTGGTTGCGAGGTATAAGGGTAAGTGCCACCCCGAGGACTTTGCCGACATCTTGGACTCCCTCGGCCGTTTCTACAACAACGCCTATCTCGGAGTTGAGCGAAACACTCATGGAGAATCTACGGTTAAGCGGTTGCTCCACGAACTGAACTACCCGAACCTGTACTTCCACACTCGTGAGAATGCACGTCGGACCAAGACTCGCAACGTTGGCTGGTTGACCACCCAGCGCTCGAAGACGCTCATGATCGACACCCTGACTTCTTCGCTCAGATCCCGTCGAATCACCGTGTTCTGTATGGAGACGCTCTCCGAGCTCATTGCGTTCTCTCGCATCGCCAAGAGGGATGGCACAGACAAGTACGAGGGCAAGCCTCACGACGATCTAGTGATCTCCCTGGGCATCGCCAACATGATGCTTGAAGATATCCCAGAGGCCAGCCTGCCCAACCAGGAGGCCGTCCTGGTCAATGGAGCCAGCTATGCCATGTTTGAGTCCCTGTTGAACTCCGCAGGCATCGATACGGCGCATGATGGTGATCGTAATGTAGGGTTCTTCGTAGCATGAACCTCAAGACCAAATGCCAATGCGGCAAAGACTTCCTCGATGAACACGGGCATGGGCTCTGTTTCGGCTGCAAGATCCAGGGCATTAGCTTTGGCAAGGTCGACCCCAACAGAATGTCACCTCAAGCCGCTGAGAAGTCAGAGATAGCCAAGATCAGGGCAAAGGGTCTAGAACCAGTGAGGGTCACTGGAAGTGAAGTAGATAAGCGAGATGCACGGAAAGACTACGAAGTTCCACGTCACCTCAAGAAGTACTTCGCAGACGATGACAACAAGATGGTTGACCCCCTCAAGCAGTTTGTGGACGACTGATGGCTGCTAATACCGACGTTCCAGAGAAGTACACCGAGAAGCTCAAGACCTACCGTGGTTGCATTAAGTCAGCCCAGCAATTCATGGCCGACGAGAAGTACCACGAGGACTGGCGAGCCTTCAT